TTATCTAATTCTATTTCATACTTACGTAAAGTAGATTTTAATTTTTCATTAATACAATATGTGAAAAATTCATCTCTTGAATAATCTTTATATAAATCTAATTCTTTTTTAATATCCTGAATATTTTTATTTAAATTAGTTTCTACTGAAATCATAATTTGCTACCACTTCTGTAATCTTTTTATAAGCTTCTGTTATTTCAGTAGCTGTAAATTCATTTCCACATACTACTTCTAATGCTTCATCAAAAGAACCTTTTTCTAAATTTACGTATTGGAATAATAATAATGCTTGAGTCATTAATCTCATATCTCTTAATGTAGGAATTTTAATAGTCATTCCACCATAATATGCTAAGAACTTTGACATATTATTTCCATCTAATACATAACATAATTCACTTAAAGAAGCGTATTCAGGAATATCATGCATCTTAAATATAGTAAATAATAGTAATGAGTATACATCTGTTTTATTTAATGTTTGTAATGCTTCTGTTATTCTTGTTTTTCTTTTTTTATTCATATTATTGAGCCTCCATATCTTGATCGTATGTTGTGAATGCTGTTCTCATAATACTATCCATTACTTCATCACTTAAATCTACTGGATTTCTTATTGAACCTAATTCATCACTTATATATCTTTTAATTTTTATTAATAAAATATAAACATAATCTCGCATGTAAGGTTCTAAATGTCAGAGAAGTATAAAATCACTCATTTGTGAATACATATGTATAACTTTATCTGAATTTGTATTTTTATTTTCTATTCTATTTCTAATTTTATTAGGTAATGTAACACTATTAATAAATGATAATACGCAAGACATATATAATTTCTTTATCATAACTGGATCATTTTTATAAGGAGTTTTATATAAAATATCATATATTCCTTTAGGTAAGTCTTTTAAAACTTGTTTAAAATCTTCTATAAAACTCTTTTGATAATCTTGTCTAATATTGTCTCGCATATCTTCCGCAAGTTTATCAGTATTTTGTCCTATTTCAGGATTAATTACATAATCATAACTTGCTTTTTGGAAATTAACTTTTAAAGGATATAAAACTGATTTAATAAAATTTAAACAAGATTTTACTGGTTGAACTTCTTTTCCTCTAACAACCTTTCCAGCATTCATATACTTATTTCTCATTGAAATAAATAATTCACTAGCTCCATATAATGAAAACTCTTCATAATCACTAAATCTAGGAAGCAGTGATTGTTTCTTTGCTAGTGAATCAATTATGAAATATAGATATTGAACGATTCTATCTTCTACAACTGAATTTTCTCCTGGATGAACAACATCTTTCATATGTTCATCAACATAGATACACATTTCAACAATTGTTACATTTTTTGGTCTAACAAAAATCATCTGATTATCTCACCTTACTTATGCCTAAACTATCTTTAATAACTACCATTTCGGTATCATAAGGAATAGCTAATTCATCAGCTCGATGTGAAATAATAAAAATACTCTCTAAATCATTTAATTTTTGTGAAATTAGATTTAATACTTTTGTACAACCTATTTCATCTAATTGGTCAAATATTTCATCTAATACTAAAATATTACTTGAGAAGTTTAAATATTGACTCATCATATCTCTAATAGCAAATTGAATAATTAAATCTACTTTTTGTTTTTCACCACCAGATAAATTCTCATATGCTTTATCTAAATATGTGATATCAATATTATTTCCATTTAAAACGAAATCTAAATTATCAGTTTCAAAAACATCTAATGCATATTCTTTTGCTTTACTATTTATGAAATTGATAACATTTTGAAGTAAAAAGCCTCTAAAATCACGTTTTACTAGATTGTTAATCTTATTATCAACATCTATACGAGCAGAAATTGTTTCCTTATCATTATTATTATACAATATTTCTGCTGATAATTTTTTCTCGTTATTATCTATAGATAATAAGGAAGCTTTTACCTCTTCTAATTTAGTATTATAATTCTCTTTTTCTAACTTAACTTTATTCAAATCTGTTTGTAAATCTACTTTTCTAGATTCTTTTAATTGCTTATCTTGTGTATATAAATCAATCTTTTCTTTATTTTGTTTGATTTCATATTTCTTTTTAGAAATATCTTCATCACAAGATGCAGTTATTTTATTTAAAGTATCAGTATGAATAACTCTATTAGCGTTATAAACCTTATCTAAAGCTTCTAATTTTTCTCTATATTCATCGGAAATTCGCTTAAATTCTTCGTTTATACGTTTAGTTTCCTTATTTATGTTATCATTAAAAGAAGTTGTTTTTTCGCTCAAATTAGTTTCTAATTCACTTAATTCTTTTTCTTCTTTTGTAGTATCAGGTTTAATAACACCAATTAATTTTTGTCCACAAGTAGGACAAATATCAGTAATCGACTTCTTTTTAGTAATATCTTCTTTTAAGAATGTTATACGAGTTTCTAATTTAGTTTTCTCTGAAGTATAAGTTACTCTTAAAGTAGAGTCATAGTTCTTTAATTCAGTTTCTAAAGTATTTTTCTTCTCTCGTAATTCATTTTCTAAGGTATTCTTTTTAGTAAGGTATTGAGTATTAAACTCATTGAATTCAGCATTCTCATTATTAAGTTGTGTATTTTTATCGTCTAATAACTTTGTTAAGTCATCATTTAACTCTTTTGATTTATTATTTGCTTCTGTAAGCTTCAAATTATGCGAATTAATCGAGTTAGTTAAGTCATCAATATTCTTTTGTAAGGAAGCAATTTGCTCATCGAAATTGTGCGGCTTTTCTAATTCAGTTAAAGTTTCTTGTAAGCTTGTTTTTTGAGTAGCATACATAGATTGTTGAGTAGTTAAAGTTAATAATTTATCTTCAGTTTTTCTTAAATCATCATTATTTTTTGCAATAACTTCAGCAAGTCTATTTTTAATATCTTGAATCATAAAATCTGATTTAGATAATTTTTCTAAAACTTCTTTTCTACCACTTGGAGTATTACTACTAAATTTGCAAGGTAATCCTTGCCCTAAAATTATAATTGAACATAATAAATCCACAGTTAAGTCAGGTAAATATTCAGCTAAAATTTCTTCAGATTTTCTGAAAGTTTCTCCCGATTTATTTTCACCATTAACAAGAATTGTTAAATCACTTTTAGGTTCTTTATAACGAGTAATTTCAAATTCGTCTTGATTAACTTTAAAAAGTAAAGTTACATAACATTCTTTTTCATCTATGTTAATATTCTTTATATTGCTTTTAAGTCCTTGAGTTGTTTGTCCTGTTAAACATCAACAAATAGCAGAAGACCAACTAGATTTTCCACTACCATTAGACAAAGCATTATCGCTTTTACAATTATTTATACCTCTAACTAAACAATATAATTTATCTCGTAACTCTATTTCTGCGTGTCCATAAGATAAAAAATTATGTATAATAACTTTTTTAAATTCTATATGCATAGTCTAGTTTCCTTTCTTATAATATGCAAGTACAATAACTCTATCTACATTTAATGACTTCTTTAAGTTATCTTCTACTTGCTCTAGGTTTTCATTGTTAATTTCAACATCACTTGTATATGAAGTTAATTGAAAACCTGAACTTACGCCTTTATCTACAAAGCAGTAACCAATAGTATATTTCATTTCCTGTATCCTCCTTATTCTATAAGATTAATTAATAATGTTTTGAAGTTCCTTTAAAACTATTTCGTCGCTTCCTAAATGATTAACAACAAACTCTTTTAATTTTTGTAAATGATCTAAATTTGCTAATGAACTTAAAGTAAGTTCTTCAGTATCAGTAGGTGTTACTTGAGTAAATTTCCAAATAACTTTTGATTCTACAATATTAGGTAAAGAATGAATATATTCTTTACATTCAGCTATAATATCTTTTTCACACTTAACAGAAATTACAGCTTGATTTTTTAACTTATTAAAAATCTTAAAATCTTCTTTTTTATCAATTTCAATTTGATAAAAATTATAAGCATAAGGATTTTCTACAGGATAAAAAGAATTATCATTAGTATCTAAAATGAAAGCACAATGAGGATAAGTGAACGCATCTTCAGTAAAGTTTTGTCCAGTTAAATTTCCTAAGTTGAATCCATTTCTACAGAAATTATAAAAATGATGTATATGTCCATTTAAAAATAATTTACAGTTTTGTTCAATATCCTCTATTTCAAATCCTGTTTTATTTTCATATCTTCCATATTGACATCTTACATTATTATGACTTAACACAATAAGATTGTTGTCAGTAATATTTAAATCATCTTTATATTCTTTTATACTTTTTCTAATATCTTCTTCCATATAAGGAATTAATAATAAGTTTATACTATTGGTTTTAATAAATTTTACTTGATTAACAACGTTAAATCCTAATCTAACTAAAGCATTAACACTGTTAAAAACTAAATCTTTATTTGAAGCATCGTGATTACCTACAATAAAAGTGTGTGGTATATTAGCTCATTGTACTTCATTTAAAGCTGTTAATTCTTCACTAGTTAAATCAGGAGTGTTAAAAAAATCACCTAAACAGATAACTTCATCACAATTGTTATCAATAGCTTGTTGCTCAGCTCAGCTAACAGATTTAATGCAATTTTCCAATCTACTTGAATATTTAGTAGAACGACTTCTAATAATAGAAGAATGCTTTGAAAAATGTACATCTGTGTATAGTAATAATTTCATATATTCTCCTTTCAAACATTTATATTATATCATACAATTAAAGCAAAATAAAAACCGATATGCTTTAATCGGTTTTTAAAAGATTTTTATTTATTTTTCTTACTGAAGATTCCTTTATATTTTCCTTCATATTCATAAGGAAAATTTTTATTCTCTAATTTATTAATAGCTTTAGTTCCTCAAGATGATGCTGTATATTCAAATCAAGCTTTGCAATCATACCAATCATCAGGTAAATCTTGTCCTTTTCTTGATTTAAAATATTGATATCAATATCTACAAACGCTAGGAAGACCTACTACAAAAATATATAAAGGCCCTAAAATTATATTTTGAATAGTATGTCCAAATTCATGTCTTCTAGTATGTTCAAATCAATTCGGACTATAACAAGGACCATCTTTTTGAGCATAACTACCACATAGAGCTATGGCACCTAATTCTAATCCACCTCAATTTCCACCAATTTCAATTATTCAACTAAATCCATTTCTATGAAAATGAGCTTTTTTATTTAGAAATATTAAAATAAATAATGTTATTAATAATCCAAAACTAGTCATTATAATTCCTCAAGTTAATTGAAGAATTCAATAACCTATTCCTAATAATACTTTTTTCATATAGACCTCCTCTAAATTAAATATTATTATAATTAATTTAGCTGCGTCTTAAAATAAAGTATCTATCTTTGTTAGCTAAGTTTACATTTACTGGTTTAATTGTAATAACTTCTTTAGGATGTAATTCATTCTCAATAAATTGAGCTAATATAGCATCATGTTGAACTCTACCCATCCAATCATATTCAACTGAGAAATCCTTTTTATCAGGTTTCCAATGAGAGAAATAAGGACATAAACGTTTAGCTTCTTCAGGTTGTTTTGGATAAGTTTTACTGTAAACACACCAATGACATAAAGGTGATGGAGAAGGTTTAAACTCTAATTCTTCACCTAATTCTCCTAATAATTTTTTTATTTTATTTGTTCCTCGAGTCATATAACCTTTAGTACCTGCAGGTTGTTTCATATCACATAAAGGCAACTCATACGCACAAGATATCATATCAGGAGTAGCATTATATAATTCTTGTGCTGCTAAGTTATATAATACAAATTGTAAAGGTGTTGTTAATTCTTTTTGCTCAGCTGGTTTTGGCCAAGTTTTAATATCTTCGATAAAAATTTCACCGGTAACTTTATCTCTAAATACTCTATCAATAAAACCATGAAAAACATATCCTTCAATTTCTACATTAAACTCTTGTTCAATTCCTATAATTTCTAAATTAGGATGTCTCATTAAATAATCATATAATCTAAACATACCTTCATTAATATAAAAATTAATTTTGTCTTGATAAGTTCTATCTGATTTATCTTTTTCATTCCATTCATCAGGATATTTTTCTTGTAAGGTAGTTACTCCATAAACCTTATCATATTTAGATTCTAATTTGATATTATATAACAAACTAATTAATTCTTTACTATCTAAAGGTTCATTATTTTGTATTTTTCTTGCCATTGTTTCTTCAATGTAATGAATTAATGTTCCAAAATCAGTAGCTAAAGAATCATCATGTATAAAATGTTTATCAATATAATTTAACTTATATTTAAAACGACATTGTTCAAATACTCCTAATTTGGAGTATGAAAATATTTCTTTTGACATTTTTTCACCTCATACATATATAATATATATAATATATACAATGTTATGCTAAATTAAATATATGAAAGGAGATACTTAATGTGGATATAATTCGATTAAAATTTCCTGATAAAGAGTTAACTGAACATAATTTTCAAATATTATCATATAGACTTCAACAAGAAAGTAAACGATATTTAAAATTATTCATTCGAGCTAATAATAAAAATTATAGAATAGAAAAACAACGTTTACAAAATATTGTTAATTACTTAAACGGTATTTATAAAACAAAAGTTAATATTTATAAAATTATTCTTTATATATTTAAATCATTAAAATTAGATAAAGAAAGAAATTATCTTTATATAGATGATAGAGATAAATTATATGATATTAAATTAATTGATTTATTTAGAATCATAAATTATGGTAGTTTAGGTTGTAATCGTTCTAATATGATAAGAGACTTAATAGAAATGGCTTTCACTAAAATAAAAGTTGAAAGTGTTATTTTAGAATGGGGTTGAATTTAATGGCAATTAGATTTTATGATGAAGCAGTAGTTAAAAAAATATCAAATATTTTATTAGTAGATAAAAGAAAACTTCATGTCTTAAAACCAAGTGAAGTAAGTCGTTTATGAAAAATAACAGTTGATGAAAATAATGATGAACCAATAGAAATGCCTTTAATTGGAATATCAAGAGATCCATCAATTTCTTTATCAGCTAATCATAGACGTCCCTTAAGTTGTGATGGTGTTACTTTAGTATCAGATTCAGGAACAGTTATTCAAATGGATGTTATTCCTTTTGAAGTAACTTACCAAATTGATATTTATACAGAAGAGTTTGAAAAAGGTGATAATTATGTTAGAGAATTAATTTTTAACTTAATTAATTATCCTAAAATGTTAGTAGAAATACCGTATAATGGAGCTAATATAAAACATACTTGTTATTTAGAAGTTGATCCTGCAATAACAGATAATAGTGATATTCCTGAAAAGAAATTCCCAGATCAATTTACAAGATGGACAATTAGATGTCGTTTAATTGATGGTTACTACTTTAGTTTACCAGCTGTTACAAGTGCTGAATTAGTTGGAGTAGATTTAACTATTAAAGGTGAAAACGGAGATGTTAGTAATGATATTTTAACTTTTGATTCTAATAAAAAAGATTAAAAAGTAATTGCTAAATTATATGATTATAAGTATAGTTCTTTGCTTATATAACAGAAATTAATAAAGAAGAGGAGATAACGTATGCCTAAAGTAAATATAAGAGAAATAGATAATACAGGTTCAGGCGAAGCTAGTTTCGTTGAAAATATCGTAGCTGTTCCAGGACTTATTATAGGTACAGAAAATGATGATCCTGAGAAAAATACTTTAGTAGATGGCTTATATCAAGATTATGATTCTTTTAATGAAGCTTGTGAAAATGCAGGTTACATTTTAGTTGAAGCATTACCTGAAAATCCTAAGCAAGGTGTAACTTATGTAACACCTGATACTGCAGATAAAGGATATTTATATGCTAAGGTAGTTTTACAAATGGGATTACCTATAATTTATAAAGGTGCATATACAGCAAACACAAAGTTAGATTATGAAAATGACGTAGATGGTAAAGCAACAAAATTCTTCAAACAATTTGAAGATAAAGGTTTATATGATGTTAGATTTATCACTACAGCTGAAACTAATAATCCAAAAGTTATTATAGCAGCTTTAAAAGCAGCAGGAAATAGAGGAGATGCTCAAGCATTATTTAGCGTTCCTGAATATGGTTCAGTTGAAGCAAAATTAGTTGCTAATACAGAAGTTGAAGAAACAGGAAATGATGCAGAAGCTACAACAGCTACTGAATATGTTTATACAGATGCACAACCTGTTAGATTAAAAACATCAGAATTAATTGATAAATGGATTCAATATAATTTCCAAAGTGTAGCACTTACAACAGTACCAAGAAAGGCTCCAACTTGAGGTACATATTTAGGTGAAACTTATGGTAGATATGGTTCAATGTTTACTCCTAGTTTTGTTACATCATTTACTTTAGGAGATGTATCAATTAAGAATTATTTAGCACCTGCTACATTAGTATATTTATCATGTTTCAGTAAAAATGTTAATCAATTTGCTTCTTGATTTGCAATGGCAGGTTCAGTTAGAGGAGTTGCTAGATTATCAGTTGATCCATCATTAAAATTTGGTGATGCAGATATTGAAATTTTAGAACCAAGAGAAGCTGCTGGTCAAGGAGATCCAGATATTAATTTAAATCATGTTGCTGCTAATGTTATTTGTAATATTAGACCTTACGGTAATATAATTTGAGGAAACAGAACAATGCATCCATTAGGAATTCCTGAAAATGGATCATCAACTGAAATTCAATTAGTAGCTTCAAGTTTCTTAAATATTAGAAACTTAGTAATTGATATTAAGAAACGTTTATATAGAAGTAGTAGAAGATATACATTCGAACCTAATAGTAACATTTTATGGATTAACTTTAAAGCATCTATTGAACCATTATTACAAGCAATGGCAAGTAATCAAGGTATTAGATCTTATGAAATTAATAAAATTAAGACTAATAAAAAAGCTTTATTAGCTGCACAAGTTGTTATAACACCAATTGAAGCTGTTGAAGATTTCGATTTAACAATTGAATTAACAGATTCAATAAATGTATTAGAATAGGAGGCTAAGAAAGATGGCAGATTCAAATAGATTAGGAACATATCATATAACTTCTGATTTACAAGAATATGAAACAGCGCGTAGTAATACGTTCGAACTTATTGTTGATGAAAGTTTATCAGATTTACTTTATCCTGAATATTCATATGATGGAACAAATGAAACAGATGAAACTAAACTTATCAAAGGTTCAGTAAAAGCTAATGGTAGAAATAAGATTCAAGATATCATTAAATTATCTGTTAATAAGATGTTCGTTCCACATTTCGATTTAGGTATGATTGAAATTAAGCGTGGTAATTCAACTGTAAAATTTGCTGATACACCTACTTGACAATCAGGAACACTTGAATTACAAGATTTCGTTGGTTTAGAAACTAAATCAGTATTAATGGCATGGCAAGCATTAGCATATGATGTTATTAGCGATACTCAAGGTAGAGCTAAAGACTGAATTGATAACTCTTATGAAGCTACTAGTACAGGTAAAACTGTTATTAGAAAAGGTTATAAGAGAAATTGTAAATTAGTTGAATATACTCCAGATTATGAACTTTTAAGAACTTGAACATTAGTTGGTTGTTGAATTAAATCAATTCAAGAGAGTCCTTTTGAAGTTTCAGGTACTGGTGGACGTCAAATCACAGTAACATTAGAATATGATCGTGCTATAATGGAAGTTAATAAAGAAAGATATAATCAACCTGATTATTCAAAACAATAAAAAATAAAAATATAGCGAAAGCTATATTTTTTTTTTCTTTAAAATTTTTTAAAAATTTTAAAATTATTTAAAAGCTAAATTATATAGAAAGGATGTAAGAAAATATGACTAATAATGATTCAAAGAAAAAAATTGTTGGATTTCAGTTAGATGATCAATTATATGAAGCATTGCTAGATTTAGCTGCTGAAAATGGAACATCTGTTTCTAGTGTAATTAGAATGATTACATTAGATTACTTAAAACGTTATAAAGGTTTTAAAGTAACATCTAAAAAGAGCAAAGGAGAACAAAAATAATGACTAATTTAAAACAAGAAAATTATACTTTATCTGGTGATTTTACATTACCTTCAAGAGGTGAAATTTATACACCATCATTTGATCCACATGTTAAGTTAAGATCAATGACTGTAATGGAAGATATGAAAAGATTATCTATGGATGAACTTACTAATGAAGTATTAGCAGATATTATTGATGCTTGTACAATATCTGAATTACCTATTTCAAGTTATGATATGTGTATGGGTGATTTCGAATATTTATTACATAAAGTAAGAGTTATTACTCATGGTCAAAAATATAATATGATTGTAGGTTGTCCTAATCCTAAATGTAATTCTGTTCATAAACAAGAATTTGATTTAGAGCAATTAAAAGTTAAAGAATTTAAAACAGAAGACTTCTTTAAAGCATTATCTTTTACTTTACCTGTAACTAAACATGACATCAAGTTAAAGATGACAACACCTAGATTACAAGATTTAATTAATAGAAAAGTAAAAGAATATAAAGCAGAATTAGAAGAAAAAGGTGGTAATGTTGCTTTAGATTATACACCTTTAATTACTTTACAATATTTAATTGAAGAAGTTGATGGTAAGAAGATGGATTATATTTCTATTCAAGAATTTATTAAACAATTACCTTCAGGTGATTATAATTATATTATGAAGAAGCAAGCAAAAGCAAACGGAATGATTGGTTTAAATAAGGAGTTTATGGTAAATTGTAGTAAATGTCAAAAACCATTCAAGACACTGTTTCGTTTCACCCCAGAATTTTTTGAACCCGAAATTGATTAAGGATCCAGTCACTAAAAAGATGGTTCCTTACGGTTCTTATAAATATAAACTTACTATTAAAGAATTATTCATTATTTCTAAAAATACAAACACATCTTATACAGATTTAAGAGATAAAATAACTCCTGCTGAAAAAGATCAGTTATTATTATTAATTAAAGAAGAAGATGATAAGAATAAAGAACATTTAAAGAAGTTAAAAGAACAAAGGGAAGCAAAACGAAACGAAAGAGGTAGAGGATACTAATTAATGCTAAATTAATTATATGAATACCTTAAAAAGGAGGTAAATCTATGGCTAGAGATAATTCAGAGATTTTTCAAGATACGTTACTTGATAATAACGTTCTAAAGAAGTCTGGTGACTTTGATTTAAAAGCTTATGAAGCTTCAATGAATAAGATTTTAGATCGAAGAGAAGAAGTAGCAAAATTAGAATATAATGTCGCATCTGATGTTCAAGATATAATTGAACAAAGTGTTAAAAGAAGACTTGAAGCTGCTAAATTTGAAGATGCTCATAATGCAAAACGTTTAACATTATTAAAGTTAGAAGAACAAGCTAGAGAGAATAATGATAAGGATTCAGCGAGATATTATAAACGTTTACGAGAAGCTGAAGATGTAAAATATAAAACTGAGAAAGCTGGTAAAGATACTGGTTATACTCAAAGAAAAGAAGGTAATCAAGCATTATTAGATGCCTTAAAAGAACAACAAGAAGCTGGAAAAGACATGATGTCTCATGCTTTTGATGGTTTAAATATTAGAGAACTTGGAGAAGGTTTTAAGACATTTAAAGAAGGTGCAAAGCTTTATGCTCAATCTTTTACCGGTGGAAAAACTGGTTGAGGTGCTTTTGAAAATGTTTTACGTTCTGCTACACACGCGTTAGCTAATTATACTGCTCAATTAAATGATAATATTAAAGCTATAGCAGGATATAAAACTGCTTGGGATACAAGATTATATGGTGCTAGTGCATCACATTCTAGTGCATCAGATTTAGTTAAAAACATGGTTGGTGTTTCTCCATTCATAAAACAATCTGTTGTTATGGAGAAATTAAATTCAGCTATTGATCAAGGTATTGCTTATAACGTTGAACAAAGAGCTTTCTTAGATGCTTTAAGTGATAGTGTTGCTACTACATTTGAGGCTTTTGATTCTACCTTAAAAGATATTGTAAGAGTACAACAACAAGATTCTACAGCATATCGTTTAGGTATGGAAGCATCTTTAAATGAATATTTAAATAAAATGTTTGAATCAACAGAATATTTAAGTAATGTTAGTGATTCAGTAACTAGTAACTTATATGAAGCTACATCATTATTAGATGCTAAAACATCTATTGGATTTGAGTACACAATTCAAAAATGATTAGGTTCTATGTATTCAGTAGGTATGTCACAAGGTGCTATTCAAAGTATTTCACAAGCATTAGGTCAAGCTTTATCTGGTAACGTTTCTGCTACAGATTCTGGAGCTGGTAAATTATTAGTAATGGCAGCTTCAAATGCAGGTATTGATTATGCAGATATGTTAACTCAAGGTATTGATGAATCTAACTTAAATACTTTAATGGGAGCAATGGTTCAATACTTACAACAAATTGCTAATGATAATAAAGTAGTTCAAACTCAATATGCTAAGGTATTTGATTTAACTACATCAGATATTCAAGCTGCTAAAAATTTAAAAGGTTATACAGAATATATTTATAAACAAGATGCTGGTTATGGAGCTAGTGATGCAGCTAGTATGTTACAACATATGGGTAGTAGTTTAAATCAACGTATTAGCTTAGCTGGAGCATTAGAAAACTTAACTGAAAACTTTAAATATACATTAGCTGAAGGAATTGCAGCTAACCCAGCATTATATAGTATTTTTACAATAGGAAATATGATGAAAGATACAGGTGCTGATATTAATATTCCAGCTATATTTGGTATGGGTACTGGTGTTAACTTAGGTATGACTATTTCAGATTTAATGTTATCAGGTTCATTAATTGGTAGTATTTTAACCGGATTAGGTGGTATTGTTGGTGGTATAGGTCAAATAGGTAGAGGTGGATTTAATATGAATAAATTCACTAATGTTGATTCTGTACAAATAGGAAAAGGATTCGGTGGATTAACTAGAAAAGAATCTGAGTCTTCTATTACAAATATGGCAGGAAATACTAGTGCATCAGATTTACAAGATAGTGCTACAAATCAAGGTGAAAGTCAAAAAGCAGAAGCCGGTGAACAAGTTGATGAAGACGAACAAGCTTCAATGGATGATTTAGTAGATTCAAATGAAGCTATTTATGACTTATTAGAACAAATTGTTAATAAAGAAGTTTCAATAAAAGTTGAACAATCTTATTCAGGATACGAAGGTATGCCTGGATTAGGTTATAGAGGTTAAGAGGTGAGGTTAAAATATGATTAAATTTAATGAAAATAATATTTTAACAGGATATATAAAACAAATAATTGAAAGTTTTAATCTTCCTACTTGCAAAATATATAAAGAAAATTCAGTTTATGTTGATAAAGAACTTTATCTAAAAGATGATTATATCTGTCAATATGATGAAGAAACTAAAGAATTTAAACAATTATTACCTTATTTATTTAATAAATTATATAAGAACTATACTACTAAAGCTAAACATACTGGAAATACTTATGATAGTTATACTCATGAATATTTAGGAAATTATTTACGTTTTATAAGAGATTATAAACATGTTAATTTAATGAGTATGTATAATTGCTTTAGTAATAGATTTAGTTCAATCGTTGATCATTATAATAACTTTGTTGCTTCTGATTCTAATTATAAAATAGTAATGTTACCTGTAAAATTATTCCAAGAATATACAATTGCTATTGATTGTAATCAACCTTATGAAATAATGTGTGGTTTTTATAATAATTCATTATACTCAATGGATGTTACTCCAGAAAGTAGTATAACTACTTTATCACATATTAAAGTTAAAAACAGTCAATTCTCAACACCTTTTGTATATGATTATTTAAAAAATATAGGTGAAACAACTAGAACTAGAAGACAATTAGAAGATTATGTAAAACATGAAAATGATTTAAAAATGTTTATAAAATTACCTTTTACTAATCATTCATCTATAGTAGTATTAGAAGGTAAATATTTAAATACAAATGATTTTAGTTTTTTAACAGATGAAAGTGGTTCTGTTAACTTTAAAAAAGTTGTAGCTAGCAAAACTATTATACCTTTCGCAAAATGTGAAAATGATATTGAGACACCTTTTGTTTTAGATACAGTTGAACATCCTTTAACAACTAAATTACAACTATTACAATTTAATTGTGAAACATCATTTCCTTTTGCAGATAAATTAATTGCATATTTAGTAAATAATGTTATATGTCCTTTAGATGATATTGGTGATAATATTAAAAGAATGCAAAAAACTTTAACTTATATGTATACAACTAAAGAATATAATAGCGTTGGTATACCTTATATAGGTAAATATTATGGTAAATGAGATCCAAAATATCAATTATTATTCTATAATTTCGCTAAAAATAGAGGTTTATTAGATAATAAATTTGATGTTTTAGGCTTTGTTGATAAAGATATTGAGAAGGTATTACCTATACAAATAGATTTATATAATTAAGGAGGAGTAAATTATGCCTGATGGAGAATTCTTAGGTAGAAAATTACCTGATAATTATATTTATATTTCACATTTAAGAGGTGAGTTAAGTAGATTAAATCCTGGAAGAGTTATTAAAAATGGTGGAGATCCTGTAAAGGAAG